ACTTCGTCCACTATATCAAAAATATGCCATAAAGCGTCTAGACAGTCAACAAGTCTAAATTATGCTTTTCTACTAATTGAGAAGCTTTTAAACGTTCAACGATTTTAATCATTAGATCATTGGCAGTTATAACGTCGATTCCTTCAAATGCTTTTAGTGTTAATTGCAATTTATTATTAATTACATTTGTAATTATTGATATTTTACCAAAATAATCAGGGTAGTATTTCAAAGTTTCATTAACTTTCTCCCGACTAACGCCTTCATATAGTTTTACAGTGTATGTTTTCATTTGAACCTCCATTTTGTCTTAATCTTTTATCATGACCTAATAAATAAAATCTAGCGCAACTCACCATAATTGCGACCTGAGCTTTAGATTGGTTTGTTTCTTGAGCAACCTTCAACAATCCTTTATTTTCAACCTTATTTTTAATTAAACAAATTAATGCAAACTTAGTTGTAAAATCTGTTTTATCAGAATTTAATAGACTTCGTAAAAGTGCTTGAATTTGATCCGCCTCATAATCACTGATCTCACATCGAATATAAGATTTACTTTTTTGTACTTCTTTGCCAGCTTCACGCATCAACCAGTAAATTTGATTGATATGAAGCCCATCTGGCAAATCACCCCCTTTCATTCTAACTGTTTCACACCATGCGCCAAACTGCTCTAACCAACCGTCAATAGTATATTTAGACCAATCCATTTGTTGTGTTTTTAAAACTGCACTCATTTTTCACCTACCAATTGCTCAATTTGTTTAATCGCCACGCCTGCTTTCACTTGCTCTGTGCTGAACCGTAAAACTGTAAAACCCATCATTGCTGCGGAGTTGTATTTCTCCATATCCCCTAAATAGCCCTTGCCTCTTGTGTGACGGCCTCCGCTCCAGATCCCACCTTCTACCTCAATCAAAATCTTTGTACCCGTTATTAAAAAATCTGCTCTCCATTTACGATCAGGATGGAACTTATATTCCTGTTCAAAACCAATCTTGCATGCTCTTAAATGCGTTGCCAGAACCATTTCACCCACACTTGGTTGTCTGGCAACTTGCTTTGCTGAACGCCGCTTTTTATTTTTCTTTATCGGAAATAACTTGCGGTATTCAGCAATGCTGACTGATGACATCAAGCACCACCTTTCAGCAAATTTTTCAACTGATTAGCAAAGCAGTTATAAACTCGTGCTTTATCTTGATCGCCAAAAAGGCTTGAAGCATGAGCATCGTGTTTATACTTTTGAACTAGGTTTTCAATTGAACTTCTTAGCTCAACTAAATTCGCTTGTTGTTCTTTTTGAATCTCCCAAGCCCACTTTCCAGATTTACCCTCAAACTCAATCATGGCTGGCTCCTTTTCCTCTGGCAACTTAGTCATAACACCATCTGGAAATTTAAAATCTCCATGCCACTTCCCGTTTTCCCAAATAGACCAAATCCCACATTCATCACTGTTGTAGTAATATCCAGCCTGCCAATGTGTCGCACCTTTAGGGCGGTGTTTTAATATTTGTTCAAACATTACCGCCTCCGTATATTGATTCGTGGTCGCGGATGGCTTGCTCTAATGCAGGTCTTTCAAATAATGTCGCGTACTTGCTGCCATTTTTATTGATGCGGCTTAGAATCTCTTTAGCTTCTTTAATACCGCCATCAAACGCATTAATTTGATCAATCGATTCCAGCAGGCGCTTGAGTTCGGAAATGTCTACAAAATACTTTTCTCGATCAGCCTTGCTAATCTCTACACTTTGACCACATTGGAACTCGAAACCTTCATTCCATTCAGTTGCGTTAGAAGGTGCTGAATCTACGATTTCCTTCGCGTATTGCAGTCCTTTATCTCTAATCAATTTAGATGCTTTCATGCATTCGCCCCTTCAATTAACTGCAGAATATTTCTTGGAATAGGCATACCTTCACGGCGGCACATCTCTGCGTATTCCTGCGGATTATCGAAAGGATCTGGACCTAATTCCTTTGCAAGCTCAGGCTCTTTTTCTTTTGCCTGAAGTTTTTGTACTGGTGCAGGTTTACGACCATTGATTTTTAATCGTTCCATCAATGATTGGAGATGCTTTTGTGCTTCGTCATTTGAAACTGGTATATGCACTTTTTGCTCATTTTTCTGAGCTAATAAAATTGGTTCTTGGTACCAAGCTTGGGTTTTACCCTTCAGTTGTGCTTCAGCCTTGTATTCATCATAGATTTTGATAAATTCCATTTTGGCTTTGTACATTTCACCATCTTGGATTAGTGAATAAACTTGGTCTAAAACAAATTTGGTCAAGGTTGTAATTTCTTGGTTCTGCTCTCTTCCGTCTGGCAATGTCACTTTTTTGTGTTGAGAGATCTGAGTGTATTCACAAGCCTTAACCCAAGCCTTCTCAGCGCTCCACCAATCATCACCCATGCACATAGCACGGAATTCAGCGAAGTTAGGCATGTATGTATTTGTACTTGCGTAAAATAGCGCTAAGCCTCTTTGAAGTTGGTTAGGTGTAACCCCAACCAATGCTTTAGCAAGCTGCTGTTCAACGATTTGCATTGGAACGGCATTTTTCCCCTCTACTGGAAAATTCTTATTGAACTGAACAGCGTATTTAGTTCTGTAAGCCGCAATTAGTTCTTTTAAAAAACTTTCAAATGGTGCTAATTCATTCATGATTAATAGCCTCCAAAATCTTGTGACACTGGCGTAACGTCAATCACGTTTGAACGGTTGCTCTCAGCGTACATTTGAGTGAAATAACCCGGTTCTTCAGGAACGTTATGAGATTGTGGGTTTTCCTGAATTTGATTTTGGCGAGGCTCAAATACACCCTGATAATTTCCGATAATTGAGTTTTCCAGTGATTGGTTAGCCAAAGGGCCAAACGAGATAAGTTTTTTAAGGATTAGCTTTACTGCATTTTCAGAAAGTGGTTTTTTGATGCTGATACGCATATCAACAAAATTGTTCCACAGCTCTGGATCTACACATGCTGGTAGTTCAACTAAACGTGGATTAAATTCAGTTGGTTTTTCTGATTTAGGTTTTTCAGAAACAGGCTCTCTTTTTTTATTTATTTTTTTATTACTTTGAGAGTTGTTTTTGATAGTGATACTTTGTGTGTTAAAAATTTTTACTAGTAGCGGTAAAAAATTTTTACTAGTGTAGTTAAAATTTTTAACTAGCAGTGGTAAAGAATTTTTACTAGTCTGTCCATAAATTTCAGGTAGTAAAAATTTTTTACTAGGGAATTTAAGCACTAAACCAACGCTAGTATCGTTACCTAATTTGAATGTATTTCCATGAATTGTGCTTGGTTGTTCCATGACTAAACCGACCTTGATAAGCTCATTAAGGCACTTAACAACTGTCGGTCTACTCTTCCCTGTAATCTCTTCAAATTGAGTTAAAGAGATGGAATCCATCTCCTTATTCCAGCCACGAGTTTTACGGCAAATAACTAAATAAATTTTGCATGCAGCATCAGAGATTTTATTTAAAACCTCGTCAACAAATGCATTAGGCACTTGAAAGGAATTAGGCACAAAATTACTCATGTACACCGACCTTAGGCTTTACATACCCACCAAATTTTTGAACCAAGTCAGCATTAGCCAAACTATTAACGATCTGCCCTGCTAACCACTGATTAATGCGAAAACGCTGTGCCATAGTTTGTGAAAATTCTTCACGCGTTATTGCAGCATTATTTTCGTCATAACCTTTGGCTCTTAGATTTTTACGGTTACGATCATGTAGCTCATTGAGAATCACTAACGCTGGATCAAAGAAGGACTGAATTTCCTGAGTCTGTTTGTACTCAGGTTTATACTTAAATTGACTATTCATGACACCTCCGCTAATGCTTGCTCAGCGCTTGTTAGTCGGCGTTTAGCGTTAAGTTCTGCAACTGTTGCTGTGCGGATTTCTTTTGATGAAACCAGAATCAAATGATTCTCCGATTTGATAGTCCACAACCTAGTCAAAGTTTTATTTTTAACCTCAAATAAATCGTTTGATTTAAAACTTCGACACTCTTTAGTAAGTACTACAACGTCACCCACTAAAAATTCTGGCTGGTTGCGTTCGGTTGTTTGATTTGATAAATTAGTTTTATTCATTTGATTCATCTCGACTGAATGCCTATAAACCACTCCTGTTTGCGCAGGTAGTGGTTTTTTAATATCCGAGTTTTTCCTTTTGACAGCTGATTTCGTCATGAAATAAGTCATCCACTGTTTCTATTCGGTTCATCCAGCTTTTAGACATGACTAAAAGTGCAGCAACACGTTCTTTATCAATGCTCTGATAATCTTTAGGAACGACTTTTAAACCAAGCAAGCTCAATAGCTCGCAAAACATTTCAATTTCATTTAAACCATTGTTTTTCTTATCTGTTTTAAGCCGAGTAATGGTGCTTGGATCAACTTTTAATTGTTCAGCAATCTCTTTTTGATTGCTTATATCAAGACCATGCAATATGCGGGATACTCCATTTCTCGCGCTTGCAGATATATCAACTGATAATTTGCTCATGGTTAGGTCCTAAGCATTTGAAGTAGTTCGTTTGATTGGTTCTTTGCCATTTGCCAAATCTCTGATTTGGTATTCGCGAGCTAAAGGAATCTTTTCATTTGGCCACTGGTAAACAGCAGGTGGCTCAATTCCTAATAACTTTGCTAAGCCAACACCATTGACACCAAGCAACTCATAAGCTTCCTGTTTGGTCATTTGTGCAACCTCAAAAATAAGATTTCTTAGTATTAAAACAAAGATAACTTATTTTTGCAAGATGTAAGATAACTTATATGAAGAATCTAGAAACTATGGGTCAGCGTATTCGCGCCTTACGAAGAGAAAAGAAATTAACCCAAGGCGAGTTGGCAAAAATCGCCGGAGTTAGTGCGCCCAATGTCACTGGTTGGGAGAAAGATGCTTATGCTCCTAAAGCAGACCCATTAAGCAAAATGGCCGCTTATTTCGGAGTGTCGACTTCATATATAACTAATGGAGATGAAAGCGGCCCTAAGTTGGATAGCACTGTTACACAATTGAAAGTTCTGGATATCGAAGCTTTTAAGAAAAAATACAATATTCCCGATAGCGAAGATGCTGTTAAATTTCTTGAAACACCTGTTAAATCATTCCCCACCCAAAAAAGATATGTTCCTGTTAAGGCTTACTCCAAGATGGGCATGGATGGCTATTTCACAGATATGGGTTATGAAGGCAATGCTGGAGATGGGTATGTTCCAACTCACTCAGCAGGACCAAGAGCCTATGGCATTAAAGGCACTGGCGACTCAATGTTTCCAGCAATTCGTAATGGCTGGTATGTTGTATGCGACCCTGATGCAGATCTTGTGCCGAATGAGTTTGTTCAGGTGTGCTTGAAGGATGGAAGATGCACAATTAAAGAATTTGTCGGCATCAATGGTGGGGTTTTAAGTTTGCTTTCTGTGAATGGTGGTGAGCGATTTTTCTTTGAAATGGACGAGGTTGAAAGTATTACCGCTATTACAGATATCGTGCCGCCAAGTCAGCACAGACAAGAACATCCTTATTCGCATTAATCACAGGAAGACTTATGGACAACTCTAAACTACCAATCAACCAGATTATTGCTCGCATCAATGATGCTGCGAAACATGGTGAAGCTTTGGTGCTAACAGCCGAAGAAGTAAAGATTCTTTCTAAAGATATTGGCGACAAAGTCTTTATTCCTGTGCTTACTAATGAGCAGGTCGTGCAGTTGGTAAAAGAAGGAAAGCTAGGACAACAGATTGATAATACTGAAAAGTAAAATCTTATGAGTAAGAAGGATAAACAGCCCAAATCAATTTTTTGTAGGCTAGATAATAAAACTGTGAGCACAGTGCAGCTCAAGTAAATTCAGGAAAAGAAATGGTGAATAATAGAAATATATTAGTTCAAAACATCCAAATATCTGTTTCAACAGTAAATAATGATGATTTTATAAGCTTAACTGATATGGTGTCGGGTTTTGAGGGTGGATCATCACTTATAGAATCATGGTTAAGAAATAAGGATACTGTAGAATTTTTAGGTGTTTGGGAGAGAATAAATAACTCAAATTTTAATTCCCTCGAATTCGAGGGAATTAGAAATCAAGCTGGTTCCAATCGTTTTACCATGTCAGCCAAGCGTTGGATTGATTCGGTAAATGCAATTGGTATAGTTGCCAAAGCTGGTCGTTATGGCGGAACGTATGCTCACAAAGATATTGCTTTTGAGTTTGGTGCATGGTTAAGCCCCGAGTTCAAATTATATCTGATTAAGGAATTCCAGAGACTAAAAGAACAAGAAGCTCAAAGAGATTCCATAGAATGGCAAGTTAAACGTGAATTATCAAAAATCAACTATCGCATCCATACAGATGCGATTCAGCAACATTTAATACAGACCGTACCTCAAAATAAACAAGGCATTGTTTACGCGAGTGAAGCCGATATGTTAAACACGATTGTATTTGGAAAAACCGCCAAGAATTGGAAGCAAGACAACCCAAATCTAAAGGATGGCAATCAACGGGATTATGCCACAGCACTTGATAACCTTCTGATGGCAAACTTGGAGTCATACAATAGCATCCTAATAACCCAGGGTTTAGATATGTCTTCTCGCTTCAAAGCATTGACCGATACAGCTAATCAATTTAGACAATCAATGCAAAAATCCACGGCAATGGGAAGGCTTGAGGATCAATCAAAGCCGTTATTAAGTGAACATAAAACTAAAAAGAAATAGTGACACTCAAAACCGTGACCCGACACGGTCCTTTAGAACATATCGGGAGGAGAGAATTATGAGTCAAAACCATGCAGAACCTAAATGCCCCGAGTGTAAAATTCAAGGCAGGAAATACATTGTTTCAAGTGATAGTGTTGAAGAGTCAAAAGGTGGTGATACATGGTTTAATATCGCCCATTGCTCTGAATGTGGACATGTTTATGGGGTATTTGCCAAAGTTGTTAGATCACCATCAATCACACCAATGCCTATCTCTAGACCTTTTTAGAGTCTAAGAATGAATAAGGATTTAAATATAACTTAATGTCATCAAGCTGATCCTTTGTAAGGTCAGCTTGGTCTATTAATTTATGTAATGTATTAATACCATTTATTCTTCGCTCGGGTAAGGTTAGATCCAATCCCTCTGGTTGAATACTATTAGCAATATCATTTTTCGTTGGTGACACAAGAAAATTATATAATCTATCAACTGAACTTTCGATTTCTTCGGGATTGGTCACACCCGCATCAATAAGCTTACAAATCATTTGATGTCGCTAAGCACGAAGCGGACCTACCGAATCGCCAACTAACTGCTCTGCAATATTTTTAGGAAATTCCATAACAAACTCCATCCAACCCACCCCGTGTGGGTTTTCTTTTGTCTATTAAAGCATAAAAGTAAGCTTTCTTAAATTAAAATAAGATTTCTTATTGACAATAAAACTAAGTTTTCTTATATTTATCTCGTAGACATCAAAAAAGCACACCGCCCCTCCCCAGGTCCGATGTGCTTTTGCAAACTGCGAGATCAATTATGAACGTAAAAACCTTTTCAAACAAGCATAAGGTAACTGGAGTTACAGCAATTGCTGTACTTGTAGCCTTGAGTTCTTGTGAATATCGAACTGCTAATTCTAGCGTCCCTTCTAATTACTCATATGAAAGCGAGCAAGTCGTTGCTTCTGAATATGAACTTCTGGCTGTTAAGAAAACTGGAGAAAAATCTGGTGAAGCAGTTATCCGCATTGACGGCTTCAAATTAAACGTGAGCTTCGATTTTGACGGTGTAGCTGATAGCTATGGTGTAGCTGGATCTGATTTTACAGCGGCTGAAATTACTAACCTTGCTATTGAGTCAGTAACTGACTTAAGCGGCAAACCTTGGAATGATTTCACCAATCATGACGACCATAAAAACATAAATATTTTATTAGCGGGCTATATCGACCGTAATAAATGGTTGGAGGCAGCCTAATGAAAGATTATAACTGCCCTACTTGCAAGAAGATGATTCCTGTTGACCGTTCAAAAATCAAAGCTGGTGATGAGGTTTCATTTTGCAGAGTAACCCAATCTTCTAAATCTGCACGTTTTTCTTCAAGAGAAGGAATTGTCAATTGCCGTGAAGGTGATGTGGTTTTAGTTAAATATCGCAAAGAAATTATTCCTTTAAATATTAAGGACGTTTCACCTGTTGATGCTCCTAGCCCGCTTACGTATGCCTTTGTTGGTACATGCGAATGTAAGGAGGCTGAACATGTCTAATTTCAAAAAGCACCCTGACGGCTACAAGTCATTTTTAGGCCGTGATGATAAGGGCCTCTACTCTGTCCGCATTGGCTGGCAAGTGTACGCATCTAATGCTAATGGCTCAGTTCTTTACAAAGTTAAAGACGGATTTAAGACGCCTTTAAATGTGTATAAGTTTCAAACCGACTATCCAAAAGTTTGGAATGAACTCACACAAGAAATCGACTTTCAACGCAGAAAGCAGCTCGCAATAAAACTGCGTGAAACAAACATTCCTACTTATGACCGCAAAGCATATAAGCAAAAACGCGGCTTCACCGGCTCTAGATGAGGATAAGAAAAATGACAACTGAAAACTCAAAAGACAACTTACATATCTGGAATGCAGTTAAGCAAACGCCTACCAATTTTCTTAAAAAAATTGAGTTTGGTTATTTAAAAGGTAAATCAGATATTAACCCTCAATGGCGATTAATGGCTATGACTCAGGCCTTTGGTCCCGTTGGTCATGGCTGGACTTATAGACATGTACGTTTATGGTCTGAAACTGCTCCAGATGGAACCATTATGGCTTTTGCTGAAGTAGCAGTAAAAACCAAGATTGATGGTGTTTGGGGTGAGGAATTTTTCGGCAACGGCGGTTCAGCAATTGTTGAAGTTCAAAAGGGCAAATTAGTAGCGATTGATGAAGGTTATAAAAAGGCCGTTACTGATGCTCTTGGTGTAGCGTTTAAAGCTATTGGTGTGGCAGCTGATGTCTACCTCGGTAATTTTGATGGAAGTAAATATCTATACAACTATGACTATGCCTATCTAGAGCAAAATGCCTCTACCCCAGCAGGTCAAAATACAAATCAAAATAATCAGACAATCGCTCAGGGTGGTAACCAGAAGCCGCCTCGTACTCAGGACCAACTATATCAAGATGCATTAAAAGCAATTAAAGATGCA